TTGGCGGTCGCCTTTGCTATAAACCTCTTTAAGAGAGGGATAAAAAGGGAGACACTTCTCCCTTTGGTATAAATCAAAACAAATTATAGGGTCTTGTGTGCAGCCTGTGCTGAATGTCGGTGGGAATTGGAACAATGGTGCTAATGCCGGTCTTTGGAATTGGAATGGGAACAACACTGCTTCTAATGCTAACGCTAACATTGGCGGTCGCATTTTAATCGTAAATATATTGTATGTAGCACACATATCCCTTGGCTCTTGCCAAAAAACACTTCGCAAAGAGGACGGTTTAGTAGGTCATTGACTCGAAACACCGTGAGAAGATTAAAAGGATTATTATGAGAAGAGTTGGTTATTTATATGAAAAAATGTGCGATATTGCTTTGATAAAATATGCCATTCACAAAGCCGCACAAGGGAAAACTCAAAAACACTTTATTGCGAAAGTCCTTGATAACATTGATGAGTATGCCTTGAAAATCCAAGATATGCTCGTCAATGACAAGGTTGTGTTAAGCCCTAATAGACAAATTGAAATATATGACCGTTCTTGCTCTAAAACACGATTGATAACCGTGCCAAAATTCTATCCAGACCAAATATTGCATTGGGTTTTAATGCTTGTATTAGAGCCTATTATGGCAAAAGGTATGTATAGATACACTTGTGGGAGTGTTCCTACAAGAGGAGGAATGGAGGCTAAAAAGTTTGTTGAGAGAGCCTTGAAAGACACGAAGGTAAAATATGTAGCCAAATTGGATATATCAAAATTTTTCAATACGGTTAAACCTAAATATTTATTACCTATGTTTGAAAGGAAAATCAAAGATAAAAAGGTTATTGCGTTGATAGACAAAATCTTAACGAATGGTGGAGATTGCTTGCCTATTGGTTATTACACTTCACAATGGTTTTCAAACTTCTTCTTGGAAGGGTTTGACCATTATGTGAAAGAAACTCTTGGTATCAAATACTATGTTAGGTATGTAGACGATATGGTGTTGCTTGATACTAATAAAAGAAAATTGCGAAAGGCAATAGCCCTTATGGGCGAATACCTAAATAGCATAGGGCTTTGTTTGAAAGATAACTCACAAATATGGAAGGTGCATAGTAGACCTATTGACTTTGTTGGTTTTCGTTTTTACAAAGAGAAAGTGTTATTAAGGAAGAAAATCTTTTTTCGGTTATGCCGAAGAGTGAGGAGAGTGCGTAAGGCTGGCTACATAACATTGCAACAAGCACGTGGTTTATTATCTTTACTTGGTTGGCTAACTCATATTAACGGTTGGAAATTCTACAAGGAGAAAATCTACAAATATGCTCCAAAGTGGAAATTAAAACAAATTGTAAGTAATTACGCCAAAAAATTAACGGAGGTATTAAAAAATGGCAAAAGTATTCAGCAAACAAAAATGGTTGGAGTCTGCTAACAAGCAAGTGGAAGAAGGGTATCTTTCTCAAAAGGAAGTAGATGATGCTCTTGAATTATGGGTAAATGACCTTGACGGCAAGACAAAAGAAGAAGTAGAAGCAAGTGGTATGAGTATTGCTCGTGATGAGTGGTTTGTATGATAGAAATCACACTTGAAAATATATGCCAAGTTTGTGGGAAGAAAGGCTGTAAAGAGCCTTGCAAGAAGTGGTATGACCTCTTTGAAGGAAAGCCCGTGGACTTTGGCTTTGTAGAAGAAGGAGAGAAAAAATGAAACACTCAAAATTAAAAATATTTTTAGCCTTGCTAATCGGTTTGATTGTCGGTGTGCTTGGTGCTTGTGGGGTATATTTTGCAACCGTGGGAGACGTTGCTTGGGAAGTATACATAAAAGAGATGATTGTGCCTAATGTAGTTTTAGCCTTGACTACTATTATTGCATTGTGGGTAGCCGCATCTCCTATCATTAAAAAGGTTTTATCTGCCCTTGGATTATTCAATCAAGCAACAAATGATATCAATAAGACCGTAGAGAGCGAAGAGCAAAACAAAAACAATCTTGCAACAATGCAACAAAATATCCAAGAAGGCTTTACTCAAATATGCAAAGATATTAGGGCAGAGTTTAAGGAACACAAAGAGACAGTCCAAAGAATTGATAAAGCCACTACTAACACCGAAGAAATCACAAGGATAGGTTTTGGCAATATGGACGAACTTGTGAACAAGGGATATGCTGCCGAAATTGCAAAGGTAGGTGTGGAAGATGAACGTGAAGAAGATGAAGCGTAGGCTTGTCCTACTTCAAATTGGAAGTTTTTTCGTGTCTATTGCTCCCTTGATTATCGTCTTGATTATAAATTGGGGAGAGTATACTAAAACTCCCGGAGAAACAATCAAACTTTGTATTGGTGGAATTATGGCTTTATTCTTCATTTTCTTGAAGGTTATAGGCAAATTAAAGATGCCAAGAAGAATTGTGTTGTTCGGAGTAGTTTTTATTATGGCATACTTATTACAAGCAATAATGGACGATATGATTTTGTTAAGTGGTATGGCTTTACTTGGAGAGTTTATTGACTTGGTATGTTTTCAAGGGTTTATTAAAAAACTCAAAGAAAATATCCTTATTGGCAAAACTGCAAATGCCACTACCGACCAAGTAGAACAAGTTATTAAAAAGTATATCGGCAATGGGAGGGTATAATGAACGAAAAAATCAAAGATTTTTTTAGGCAAAATATAGGATATTTTGTTGTAGGATTTATCTCTATTGTTTATATTGCTACGGCATTTATAACAATAGATGAAACCGGGAAATCAGTCTCCCAAATAATTGCAGACGGTGTAATTGCTTTTCTCTTGGGTGTGTTCATCAATAGAGTGTTTGACCTACAAGGTATGATGAATGGCGAAAGAGAGGAAAAGGTCATAGCCACAAAAGACCTACACGGAGAAATGGTTATGAAGATATCTCCAAGCATTGAGAAGTTAGATGATTGGTGCGAAGAGGAGAATAGGAAAAACTACAAAGTGCAAAGGACTAAAATCCTTGCAAGAGTTGGATTGAAGTATGAGGATTGCTTTGATGAAAACGGAGTAGCCAAGCCTTATAAAGTAGACCAAAGCCGAATGAATGACAAATACCTTCGCAAGCAAGAGATTAAAAGGCTTGCCTTTTACAATAAGGCAGTCAACTTGAAACTTACCGCTTTGAGTGCAGGAGAACTCACAAGCGAAGGTGGAAAGCAACAAGACCCTTACTATTTTGGTAGAACAAAGGCTCAATACGAAGCAAGTCAATCCATTATGGATATCATTAGCAAAATAGGTATAGCCGTGATTATAGGTTATTACGGAGTAGGGCTTATTGAAGAATTTAGTTATGCTACATTGATTTGGAATACCTTGCAAGTAGGTTTATTCCTTGTAATGGGTGTAATAAAAATGTATCAAGCCTACACGTTCATCACGGACGAATTTAGGGGAAGAATTATTAAAAAAATAGACAACCTTCAAAAGTTTGAAAACTATATCAACACTTTACCAAAAGAAGAGTTGCAAGTAGAAAAAAAGACTCAAGAAGTGGAAGGAGGAGTAGACAATGGCTTATGTAAAACCGAAGTATGAAGGCGAAGATTTTTTAGAGTGGTATAAAACACACTACGGAAAAGATTATGACGGTAGCGCTCTCAATCGTGGAGAAGGAATGTTAGACCAAGATTGGGAGATTGGTAGTGCATTGTATGGAAAGTATCAACAATATAATAACGATAAGGCTCTTTTAGAGAAGGGGTATAGTGATGCTCAATCGGTAGCGGATAATACATACAACACTCAAAAAGAAAGCCTTGTGGGAGATTATAATAAAAACCAAGCCGAACTCTTGAAGAATTATCAATCTTCTGTTAGTGGTTTGGATAAGAGTAAAAATCAATCTCTTCAATCTGCAAGTATTACCTATGATAAGTTGAAGAAATATCTTCCTACTCAAATTAAAGCACAAGGGTTAGGTGGCTTGGGTGTTAGTGAGTCTACAATGCTCCAAGCACACAATAACTATGCAACTCAAACCGGGTCAATCAAGAATAACTACAATGAGAACAAAACGGCTTTGGAAGAAGCCTATGGCTCAAATAAAGCAAATCTTGATACAACTCACGAAAGCAATAT